GGGAGACTTGCTCACGCTCATGCAGAATACCTACTTAAAACTGGAGCGAAACTTGCCAGGCATAATGCAAACAAGCGAGGTATTTGGCGAACAGGACAAGACGAGTTGGATCGTTGTCCAACCAAAGTCACGCAATGGGCATTATCAAAAGCAGCCGAAACCGCACCTCGTGTTAGCTGGAGTGCGTCAGGCTACGCAAGAGGTTTACGATCATTCATATTGGAACGTGTAACGGCCATTCATGCGATTGAATTTAGTATTTATGATAAGGATTATGGATTTGCTGGAACTGCTGACGCTTTAATAGATATTGATGGAAAGTTAACAATATGTGATTGGAAAACGTCTAAAGAGGTCAGATCAGATGAAATGTTATTGAACTATTGTCATCAACTTGGAGCGTATAATTATGCACTAAGAAAACTTACTGGTATTGAATGTACCCAGGCTTTAGTTTGTATTGCTAGAAGAAGTGGAAAACCCCAACTAAAACTAATGGATTCATTAGCGTTGAGGTCTAGTGAGATATGTTTTATGGAACGCTGTATGAAATTCCAGGAACAGATAAAAGAACTAGCTGTTGTCTAGTTGGTTGTCTAAATTAATTCTTTTAAAATAACTATTTAGAGTATCAAGATCTTTTTCAATTAGTTGATCTACTATTTCATCTTCTAAATTAGTGCAATTTATATTTACTGGATTATTTTCATCTGGATAGAGTGATTTTACTTTTTGAATAAACATAATAGTGCTGGTTAGCATTTCAAATGAAAATTTTAAGTTGAACTCTTTTTGTTCAATTTCTTCAAATGGGTAGTTAGTCATAATAATCTTCTAATAACATTTTTACATTGTTCTACTAATTGGGTAGATGGATTTTTAATTTCTTCCAATTCACTATTGTTAAATGTTAAAGCACTTCCAGTACCATAGGATTCTTCTGGAAAGTCATCATCATTAGGACAATTTGGATCGTAAATAGTAACGTGAGAACATTTACTATTATTGGGATTAATAACTAATCCTTCTATACCTTGTTCTTTATGTCTAACATAGGTAAGTAGTTTAAAATAATTATCAGTCATCATAATCTCCTGGTTCGGGTAGTTCTTCAAATTTTCCTTGAGCTAAACTTGTAGCTAATCTATCTAAAGTCTCGTCAGAATAATCTGGATATTTTTCAGATAATTCGTCATAGGCTTCATCATAAAGATTTTCTAAAACAGCATCATTATCTGGTACGGGATATATACCCCCATCTTCTAAATCCTGGATAGCTTTATCTTCCATAAAACTATCAAGTGCTGATTGATGATTGTGCATAAATGAATCAGACATTTTTACCCTCTTGTATTTTTTCAAAGACTGAAACTTGTTTTTCAGTTAATTCAAAATCCATATCTCTAAGAATGTCATAGAGTTTAATAAACTCATAACGTTCATCATTTGTTAGTGTTGTATCCTCTTTTTTTGGATAGTTTCCATTTTCTATCCAATGCGATAAAGATGCAATTTCACTTGCTATCTGGTTCGCAACATAAAATTCAAAAGGTTCCCATAGGTTATTTTCGAGTAAACCATCTTTATATTCTTCCCAATCTTCTAAATCACAAGTTTCTGGGTCGTGAATAAAGAAATCGTCAGGTAGATGATCTGTTAAATAAAATCCTGATGCCCATTGAAAGCATTGATCTTCAAAGGATAGTTTTGATTTTTCAGTTTTTTGTGTCACTTTTTTAACCTCTTTTTGTTAGTGATATATAAGTTGGCATATTTAACAGCCAATTCTGGTTCGTTGTTTGTTTCAGCCCATTTCATAGACCTATATATGGTATTGAGGGCATTTAGCTCTAAGTTTTTTACTTTTTTATTGTCAGGTTTATCTTCTTCCCATTCATACTGATCTAGTGCTTTTTTGGCATATCTGTATGCAGTAGATTCTGGAATGTTAGATTCCATTAATGTTTTTACAACATCATTTTTATCTAAATCCTTACGAAACAAATTTAAAGCTAAATCTATTGCTTGCTTTCTATCCATTAAAAAATACCTTTGTTTTCATAAATGTATTTTTTATATTCTTTATAAATGTCATCTTTACAATCTTTAAACCTTATATTATTTCTTTCATCATCACTACATAATCCATTATCTTTATAAATTTTTACGTTAGGATTCATATATTCTATAATTCCCTCTAATTCATACATAGTGGATTGTATATATTCTTTAGTACCACGTTCAATACTTGAATCATGTAAATAATCTAATAAACCAACATTAATAAGTTTTTGACCACAATTCCAATAAGGTATTGGATTGTTAGAACCAAAATCTCTTAGTAAGTGTCTAAATGTGTAATTATGCCACCAACAATGTATCCAATATCTAAATGGATAGTCTTTATTGCAAGTAGGACAAAAGTAACTTTTTTCATTTACTTTTAATCCTACATTTATGCGGAATTGATCTTCAGCTTTACCTGAATACATACATTTTCTGCAAGTTTTTTCATAAAAGTGATCTTTCATTAATAATTACCCTCAATAATGTTTTTTCTAGTGATGACTTCCATCTCTTTTTGTAAATTGCCTTTAAAAGGAATTACCCTGGAATGAATTTCTGTCCAGGCTTTTTCCATAGCGTTATCAATTTGATAGCCCTTTAATACAACACCTAGTTCAGGCATATTGTATGTTTGGTTAGGAATTACTTTTTTCATTTTTTTGATTTAACTATTGGTCTATTGATAAATAAATATGTGCAATAATCACCAGCTAATAATCCAGGTATAAATGGATATTCAAAATGAACATCATCTAATACATCTACACATTGATGGTTAGTTAATGATAAATCAGCCCATTCAAGTGTTTCATGAATAGTTGTTTCTTCATTTTCTTCTAATCCTGAAGCATCAGAATTGGCAAGATAAGATGCCCAATATATAGGCAACCTTATCTTTGTTTCTTTTATTTCATTATTCATATTGAATACCCCACTATATTCTCACCGAATAAATCATTATTATTTAGTTTTACATTTTCTTCTTTTCTTCTTTGTAGTTCATATATCCTTTTTATTGGATTGACTTGTCTATAAGAAAAATAATTATCTTTGTTATCCTGGGGTAGAATTATTCCTAACCCTGGATCGGTCTGAGATAAGAATAAATGAATTTTTGTATCTTGAGTATCAGGTCTAAAATAATTATTCCAGATATATATGCCTAGATCATTAAAGATGTTTAAAGGCATTGATACAAATTTATTATTTATGTGACATTCATAAACAGTACGAGTTCCTGAATGATCTACTGCTTTAAAAACAATAAGATCACATTTTTTACCTTTTTTAATAGCACTATCAAAGCGTACTTTATTAAAAATGTTGTAACGTGTAACCCATTTTTCATGGATTCTACAATCATCTTCACACATAGTTCCCGATCCAATTATTAAGACCTGGGGCGAGAGATTCTCAGTTTTTTTCATTTTGGTTAGTTGAAATTACTATTACCATTACTATATTACAAGAGATTTTTTATTTTTGCAAACAAAAAAATTTTCATTTTCATATTTTGGCCTTTAATTGCCCTTTAATAGAACTTACGTTAAGTTGAAAATATCGTTAATTTTTTACAAAAAATGTCCAAAATTCTCAATAAATTTAGTGATAGCAATAGAATCACTATATCATTTAGTACAAATGAACTATTATTTATTCTAACTTCATTATTAAAATTAATAAGGTTAGATAAATCAAATATAAAGTATAATTTTAGAATTTACAAAATAATTGATAAAATTATGTTGACAATAAATAATTATTAGTTTAATATTCTAGTGGGGAAAAACATTTTTCAAACCCTACTAAAAAAAATTATGTCAAACTTAATTTCTAGTCCTTATGTTGACTATATCCAGGAACAGAAAAAACAAAAAGAACAGATAAGAAAAGAAAAACAAAAAATAAATGTTTTTAATATCTGTTGCTATGAAATAGAATCTTATTCTACTAGATTAAGATTAAAAAATTCTATCTATCAAACATTAATTAAAAATGATGGAAAGATTATCAATAAGAAATTATTAGAAGAAATAAATAAAGATATTAATTTATTATTTCCTTATGATGAATACGGATATGTTGCTTACCACGATAAACCAGAAAAGATTTTTGATGATAATAGAATTTATGTTTATACACATAAGAAAATGAATAAAAAAATTATACAAATAGATAAATTTGAAGCTGATGTAATTTTGCAAGAATCATCAGCAAGAAGAAACACAGAAACAATATCAAAATGTATAAAAATAGATAAAGAAGAAATATTTAAACATAATGATGAATCTATTAATATTATTTTGAGAAATTTGGAGTACTGGAAAAAATTAAGAAGTTCAGCGAATGAAATACAATATGCGTGTGATGAAATAAGAAGTAAAACAAAAATATTAGAGGATAAATTAGAAAATGAATTTACTATTAGAAGTATTAGTATAATGGAATTAATAAAAGATAATCCAAGACTACACGATAGTTGTATCGACTATATAAAACATAATTGTAGTCACTAGTTTTTTAATTGTAAATAATTGTTACAGTAAGACTACTGTATTACATTAGTAGTCTTTTTTATTGTTTATAATTAATAGTAAGGAAGAAAAAATTTTTTACAACTTCCTACCAAAAAAAAATGAAAGTATTTTTATTACTTCTTGCTACTTCAATTCTTGGGTGGCAATATCTAACAGTCACTTCTACATTAAAAAGTAGAATCCAGGAAAGAGTCAATTCTATTGACTATGTAATTAATGAATACTTGGGAGAAATCTAATTATGGATAACTTACAAGAATACATTATGCACGATGAACAAAAAGATGTAGATAAATTTTTTGACATTGCAAAATCAAAAGACTTAAATTTTGCAGATAATATACATAACTATATGTTTATGTATAGATCAAAAAATGAATTGTATTTCAAAAATAGAAATACAAAAAAATATCTAACCTTTTCTTATTAATTAGTTATGGATTCTGAAATTTTAAAATGGATAGAGAAAGCACCAAAAAGTATTTCTTTATCAGGAAGTAAAACAAGTTTTTACAATGGAGAAAAACAATTAAAATTATTTTTTAAATTACAAGAAAAATAATTATGTTTATTATTGATTCTCTACTAGTTGTTAGTTCAGTAATTATAATAGCTGAACTAAATTATAAAGTTACTACTATTATTAAAAATAGAAAGCACTAAACAAAATTAAAAAATTAAATTAACTCTATCTTATTTTAGATAGGGTTTTTTTTTGGTGTAAAAAATTATTATTAGAAATTAATTATTATTGTTTGGGTTTTTTCTTTTCTTTCTTGCTGTCTTGTAAATAGTTTATCTTTGTTTTTTATTGGTACGCTTGCCAACTTCCCAACAGTTCCCAGGAAAAAAAGACAATGTGATGTAAGAAAAAATTTTAGAAAAAAAAATTATGTGTATTGGGTTTTTCTTCCCGATCTCCCAGGCTTTCCCGATCTCCCACCCGATGCAATAACCTGGGGGGAGTGTTGCAAAAGTGTGTCAAATATGTGACAGAGCCCTGAACCTACTGATAAATCTACAAATTATTTGCCTCTACATTATTTATTATAGTACAATACTACAATAGTGTCAACTATCTTTTTGATTTTCTATTCGTATAGCTAGTTCTGGAGCATTTATGTTTACAGTCTCTACACTCTCCCCTACTACTTTACCTAATGAATCCAATATCTGAGCAGCAGTCTGAAACTGACCTTTTTTACAGGCCTTATCAAAAAGTCTCACACGCATAGCTTGAAGTCTAGCGATCATATTTTCCCTATCCTTTTGCCAATCCTCTTCATTCCACTTTGTTACCTCTTTCCAATCGTTCCAGGCAGTTTTTACACAAACCCCTTCTCTAGAAGAATGTTCCAAAACAAGATGTCTTGCTGGTAGGCCCTCCAACTGTCTTTTGTATAATCTTTGTCTTCTCTGTTCTATAACCGTATCAGGGGATCTCCCTGGATTTCTTTTCTTTGGAACGGATCTATCGTCAAAATTCTGTAGGATTGCTTCTGTCACGGACTGAAACTTATGTTATTAATTGAATAATAACCTTAAAATAGCAAATTAGTCGATAAAAACTAGCAAATTCATCAAAATTAAGGTTAATCTGTAGTACATGAGTGTAAAAACAAGAGAAAATCTGACATTAAGGTGGGCACAGGGGGAGGTGTTTAATGCAAAAAACCGATTTAGGGTACTGGTGGCTGGCAGAAGATTTGGAAAATCCTATTTATCCTGTATTGAACTTGTAAATGCAGCGATAAAACGACCAGGCGAGACATATTTCTATTGTGCTCCTACATATCGCATGGCAAAAGACATTGCGTGGAAAGAATTAAAGAAACTCGTACCAAGAGAATGGATACAGTCAAAAAACGAAACAGATTTAAAAATAGAACTGATAAATGGATCACTCATCGAATTAAAAGGAACAGAAAATGCAACCACGCTAAGAGGTCGAAGTTTAGCTGGTGTTGTACTAGATGAAGCAGCATTTATGGATTCTGATGTATGGTTTCAAGTTATTCGACCAGCCCTCGCAGATAAACAAGGGTGGGCACTTTTTATTTCAACACCCGATGGCACGGCAAGCTGGTTTTACGATTTATGGTGTTACGTTCCAGAAGATCCTACGGGAGATTGGAAAAGATGGAGTTTTACCACGATAGACGGGGGCAATGTTCCAGCAGAGGAAGTAGAGGCTGCGAAGGCCCAACTAGATAACAGAACATTCAAGCAGGAATTTGAGGCAAGTTTTGAAAATCTTACGGGATTAGTGGCTGTCAGTTTCAGCGATGAAAACATCAGCAGCGAGGTAGAAGATTTACATATGTTGCCATTAATTATGGGTTTAGATTTTAACGTTGACCCTATGGCAGGAATCTGTGCTGTCAAGCATAATAATAATCTTTATGTGTTTGATGAGATAATGTTGACAGGGGGTGCTACCACTTGGGATTTTGCGGAAGAAGTTATCAGAAGGTATGGGGTGGATCGAAGAGTAATTGCTTGTCCTGACCCTACTGGTAGTGCAAGAAAAACCAGTGGAGTCGGAGTTACGGACCACAATATTCTGAGGAGGAGTGGATTTACTGTTATGAGTCCAAAAAGTCCGTGGAAAATTAGGGATAAGATTACTGCTGTAAACACAGCTTTATATGATGCTAATGGCGATAGAAGAACATTTATCCACCCACGTTGTAAAGAATTGATAAAAGCATTACGAACTCTTACTTATGCACCGAATACTGGTTTACCAAATAAAAACCTGGGAGTTGACCATGCGTTTGACGCTTTTGGGTATCTTTGTCTACAACAATTTAACCTTGCAAAACCAGAGACATTAGGTCAGACTTCGTTTAGAATATATTAAGAACTACCTAATTCTTACTATGTACCATTCTACGACTAAGAAAAAGAAGAAGAAAAAGAAGGGAGGTAAAAAACGTGGCGAATGTTCCTGTAAATAAAGCGTTATACTCTAGGGTAAAGTCAGAAGCTAAACGCAAATTTGCTGTTTATCCTTCTGCTTACGCTAACGCATGGCTTGTACGAGAGTACAAAAAGCGTGGTGGTACTTATCGCACAGGAACTAAAAAAAGTGGCAAGAAGTAGCGGTGGCCTTACCCGATGGTTTAAAGAAAAATGGGTTGACGTTAAGACGGGAAAGCCTTGTGGCCGTCAAAAAGGTGAAAAACGAGGTTATCCTGCTTGTAGACCCAGTAAACGTGTATCAAGTAAGACACCTAAGACTACTGGAGAAATGTCAAGTAGTGAAAAAGCAAGGTTTAAACGTGAAAAAACTGGTAAAAAGAAGATAACCTATCAACATAGGCGTAAAAAAACTACTAAAAAGAAAAAATGATTGAAATCACTGAT